TCAGCTGGCGCACAAATCGGTTCGACTTCGAAACCACCAAAGCAGCTGTTATCTGCCTCATGGACAAACTCGCACCGTCAGGCAAACCGGGCAAAACCCCGTTCAAGTCAAAATACGATACGACGCCCACAGAAACAGGTCAGGGCACGGCAAACACGATATGGGCCTGGATGGAAACCACGACCAAGCTAGATCGCCAATCGGGGAGTGTCGTGCGCGGTCTACAACAGGTTGCCGAAGATCTCGGCATTCGCTGAACTAGTGTTGGCCACGTTCCAAAAAGAGTGGCTGTGTTGGCCATCTTGATGCAGTGCTGAGAAGATGGTCTAAAGGGGGTAGTGTAACTAATTGAAATATATACAATATGTCTTATGAAATAAAACCCTGTCTAGAGCCTAACATGCCCTCAAGATGGCCAACATGGCCAACTTTCTCTCTACGGGCAGTGGTCTAAACGCGCGCTTGCAAGTTAGCGCGCTGGACGTGTCTTAATGGGGACATGACAAGCACTCGGATCGGTCGCATCCAGCGTCAAACGAGGCGCGCGCTTATCACAGCCTGGCCGCAGCCCGCGAGCGTGGCTCACTTGCTGGAATGGTCGTATTCAAAAATCGACAGACCGCGGCGCTGGCATCGCAAGTCGGTGTATCGCGCGTTAGCGCGGTGGGCTGTGCCTGCTGGCAAGCGCGGCTGGTGGCGGGCGAACGACGCGCTGCAGCGACGCATCCGTGGCGAATGATTGCGACATTCTGACTCACCTCAACAAACAGATAATCGACTGTTAGCTTCCCATATGACACACATACGGTCGTCAGGCATGTCACAGGGAGGCTGTTATGAGGGGAAGATTTATCTCTTACCTGCGCGTTAGCACCGATAAACAGGGCGAACACGGCTACGGCATCGACGCTCAGCGCAAGGCGGTGACTGACTTCCTAAATGGTGGCAGTTGGGAACTGCTCGGCGAATTCGTTGAGGTTGAGTCCGGCAAGCGCAATGATCGCCCCGAGCTGGCCCGCGCACTGGCAGCTTGCAAGAAGCACAAGGCTAAGCTCGTCATTGCCAAGCTTGACCGGCTCGCCCGCAACGTAGCCTTCATTGCGAACCTCATGGACGGCAAGGTTGATTTCGTTTGCTGCGACATGCCGCAAGCTACGCGGCTGACGATGCACGTGCTGGCGGCTGTTGCAGAGCATGAGCGCGAGATGATCTCTCAGCGCACCAAGGCGGGCCTACAGGCGGCTAGGGAGCGCGGCGTTAAGCTCGGCAACCCCTACGTCGCGGAAATGAATGCAGCGCGCCAGCGGGCTGGTGCGAGTCGGACAGAGGCCATTGCGCCAACACTTATCGAGTTGGCTGGCTTATCTGCTCGGGCCGCGGCTGCTGAACTCAATGACAGGCAGATTCCTACGCCAACAGGCGCGCCTTGGTCGGCCAAAACCGTGATCCGTGTTCGTGAGCGGCTCGCTGCGTAGGAGGGCCACATGTGGTGGTTTGTCTTTCAGATCATCATTGTTGCAGGCATGATTTGGATCATGCGAGCAGTTCCTGAGCTCTGGCCGAAAGACGATGCTTTCTTGACTGCCATGCTCCCGGTAGCAGCTGCATTCTTTGCGACGCATTTCCTGCGGGAAACTATTGACGATTGGCGGGCCTGGCGGCGAAAGCGGCGGGAAGCAAAGGAGAATCGGGGAAATATGGCGTTCTATAAGTCGCTGATTGACCCAAAGGCGAAGCATTAACGACCAGATTTGCACCGAGCGTCAGCGCCAAAGCTGATTGAACACGTCATCCTTCCATCTCAGCCAATACGTCGCGCAGGTGCTCGCGCAGGTGCTCGCGCAGCCTCAATCCGTTTACGAGCCCTCCTAACAGTTCCCGCTGCGCACGTGCTATGCTGTCGGTCCTTTCGTGATATGGCCTGAACTAGCCCGCCTGCTCTGACGGCGGGCTTTCTTTGCCACCTAGCCCTAGCGACTCGCTGGGACTCGGTTTGCGTGGCCGACAACCCGTTTGAAGCCTTCAGCCCTCAAAATCGCTGTACGGCCATTTCTGAGTCAATGGGAGGCCTTCTGTTCGCGGTCGCGTTCAATCATTGCTTTTAAGCCCGGGTTGATGCCGTAGCGGTGAGGATCGGCGCGACCGCCAGCGCCAATTGCCCATACGGCGTTATCTTCGACCATCTTGTGCAAGGCGCGTCGCATCGAGCGCGGCATATGCGGTTGGTAAGCGTGCTCGTGCGGTTTAGCTATTTGCAGGATTTCTTCGAAGGTCAGTGGTTCGTCGCTTTGCAGCAGCGTGCTGAAGAGATATCGCTGTAGCCACCCCAACCCTCGTGACATTCGATGACGCCTCGCAAACCTGGCCGGGGGCAATTGATCCGGCCAGGCATCAGAGGATGCCCCTGGTGTTGCGTGCGAGGTCCAGGGTGATCGCACCATACGCTGCGCAGCTTGCAATCCCGTTAACAGCTACTGTGAGAGCGCCAGGAGGCATACTAGCGCCGATCATCGTGCGCCTGATTTGGTTGGCGCTGGAGGATGCCCAGAAAAAGAGCGCAGCTCTGCCGAAGACTGCGCTCTAGTTTGGGTTCAGTTCACATGGTCCGGCCACGTGGGGGGACAAGGGGTTGGTATGGCCGGACGCTGAGTCAAACCGCTATTCCGCGAATGGTTCCCAGCTTTCCATCGGTGATTGGCCCTAGATCTTGGCTGCGGCAGTTCGTTGCCCGCTAGGTATTGTGATGTTATAACATTACATTTCGATAGCGGATATCGCAATGACGGACACACCCGCTCCCTTGCAGGAAGCTCAGGCGGCCATTGATGCGGCCCAAACTGCGATTGATAACGCCGCCGCCGAAAGCAACCAGTTTGAATCCAACAGTAGCGGCTTGCGTCAAGCAGCGGCTGAACTTCAGCAAGCACGTGCGGAGGCTGAAGCAACCACGCCGCCGCCGGCGCCGAGTGCAAGTGACATTCTGAGCGGCCCTGGTCTCGAGCAGAAGATCACGCTTCCAGGCGACAAGCCGGTATCGGTAAGAAATGCCGCGCGATCATTGTCTGCACTTCACGAGCTACAACAACAAGAAATCGCGCAGATCGACGCCGGGCTAGCCCATCAGGGCTACTCGTGGGACCAGTTGCTGTCCGGCGAAGTGGTCCCGGTATCCAAAGATCAGGCCCCCGATGCGGCTCCGGCTGCTCCTGCAGCACAGCCTTCCGCCGAACTGGACGCGACCAAGGCGGAACTAGCGCAAGCCCAGCGAAAAGCTGCGGCATACGAGGCGGATCGCCAGGAGCAGGCTAAGTTTGATGCGTTATCAGAAAGTGCGCGCCGACATCAGTACGCGCTGGTCGATGCAGTGCGGGCAGCGCAGCAGATTTTCCCAGACATCGTGACCCAAGAGGACCTGCAAAAGGCTTGGGTGCAGAACCCGGCGCGCGCGGCAGAGTTCACCAAAGTTTTCAACGGAATTCAGAGTTGGTCTTTGCAAGGTGAGGCGTTGGTGCGGCGTGCTGCTGACGAGGCGCAGCGGGTGAATGCCAAGATTGGGGATCAACAGGATGCGGCGTTTGAGTCGAAACATCCCGAATTTGCCGCCGATCGCAAGCAAATGGCTGCATTGCAGCGGCAGGCATTTCAGACGCTCAAGGATGCTGGGTTTTCCGAACAAGAGCTTGGGAAGGCGTGGACTGGCGAGGACAAGCTCTTTTTGCGTGATCACCGGGTGCAGAGTTTTCTGTTGGGTCATCTCAATCTGCTGAACGAGCACGAGGCGCTGAAGGAACGCTTGGGGATAGCGCAGAAGAGCATGAAGCCGGGGCGTGATCTGGCGCCGGTTCGGAAGCCTGGTGTCAGCCAGGATCGTGACACGGGGTCTGCGCAACAGATTCAAGCAACGCGACGAGCGCTTTCAAAGGCGACGACGCAGCGTTCGGGCGCAATGGCTGCCGTGAATTACATGCAAGCACTGCGCAAGGGCGGCAAGCTTTAAGAGGTAGCCATGGCAGACTACGTCGAACTTTTTCCCAACTGTCCCGTGGCACAGGCCATCAAGCTGGCTCGGGTGCATCAGGCAGAGGAAGCCGCGCGTCAGGAAGAGCAAGCCCGCAAGCAGGAACAGGGCAAGATAATCGAGATTTTTCGTGAGTTTTTGCTTGATGAATATGACCCTGAAATATTGCAACTCGCTGAGCGTTCTCTCAGTGCCGCGACCGAGCACAGCTACAAGAGCGACATCGCTGACTTTGAGTGGTGGTGCGCCAAGCTTTCCGAACTTGTTGGATTTGAATTCCGGCCGTGGCCGGCGGTGCCGGAGACGGTAGCGTTTTATCTCCGCTTTGAGCGGGAATCGGGCGGATCTTCCGCAGCGCTCAAGCGCAGATTTGCGGCGCTTGGCCACGCGCATCGCACCAAAAATCTGGTTGATCCCTGCCGAGGTGCGTTTCCGGACGGTGCTGATGGCGAAATGTTTGTTGATTGGAAGCCATTTCCAAATGCGATCCTGATGCGTGCTCGCCATGAGGATCAGAAGACGAATGAAGGAGGGTGACATGGCGTCGTTTCGTAAGGAAGTTCGCGGTGCGTATACGCAAAAGCGTGTGACCCGCGCAGATCTCAAAGGCAATCAGAAGCCGAAGTCGTCGGCACGCGACGAAGATGTCGAGGGTGCCGACAAGCCGCCGAGCTCGGCGCCGATTCATGGGCAGCTCGGCATTACCCGCTCGTTGCGGCGACCGGCCGTAAGGCGATATCTCGGATGACGCAGGAGCAGCTGCCGCTGGCTGAGCCGCTCAGCGTCGCGGAGATTGACGCCTTGGAAGTCAAGTGCAGCGCCTTCATCGATGAACGCGCGGCGCAGGGGCACGAGCTTCGTCCAGGCGTTCCGCCAGGATCTCAGCGCAACTCGTTGATGAGCGGTCACCAAAATGTCTTTCATGCGGCTCGCGCTCTGCTCATGAGGCCAGCGGATGAATGACCATAGCGGCCTTAAGCCTTTCACGTCCGAGACGGCGCCGCGCAACGGACGTGCTCCTGGCGCGCGCAACAAGATCAACAAAGGGGCCTGGAAGGTTATCGATACGCTGCTCGCGGACTACAAGGAAAATGGCGACGCGGCTGTTGAGACTCTGCGCATCGAGAAGCCTTACGAATATGTGCGAGTTTCCCTCGCCGCGACCGAAATCGCCCTGAGGTATACGCAGGGTCAGGCTGGCGGCAACGCGCTCGTTTCCATCAACATCCAGCGGTTTTTCCCTGACAAAGAGCCGGTCATAACCATCGAGGGCACGCCCGATGGTCAACCTTCCGCATAACTGGACGCCGCGCGATTATCAGGCAGCGGCTTGGAAGTATCTCGAGCACGGCGGCAAGCGCGCCAATCTCATCTGGCATCGGCGTGCCGGTAAGGACGACATGGCGCTGCACTGGACGGCGGTTGCCGCGCTGACGCGACCGGGCGTCTATTGGCACATGCTGCCGCAGGCCGAGCAGGCCCGCAAAGCCATCTGGCGCGCCGTTGATGCGCATCAGGGTCAGCGCCGCATCGATCTCGCATTCCCGCTCGAGATCCGCAAACAGACGCGCGACCAGGAAATGAATATCGAGTTCGTCAACGGCTCGATCTGGCAGCTCGTCGGCTCCGACAACTACAACGCGCTGGTTGGCTCGCCGCCGATTGGGATCGTGTTTTCGGAATGGGCACTGGCCGATCCGCAGGCGTGGTCGTTCCTGGCGCCGATCCTGGAGGAAAACGACGGCTGGGCGATCTTTGTCACCACGCCGCGCGGGCCGAACCACGCCAAGAAGCTGTTTGATTATGCCAGCCGGGTCGAGGATTGGTTTGCCGAGAAGCTGACCGCGGATTCAACCGGCGTGTTCTCGCGCGAGCAGCTCGATCGGATTCGCGACGATCTCAAGGGCCTGCATGGGGTGAACGACGGCGAGGCGATCTTCAATCAGGAATATTTCTGCAGTTTCGAATCGATGGTGATCGGCAGCTATTACGGCACGATCATAGAACAGCTCGAGCGCGACGACCGCATCACCGAGGTTCCCTACGACTCCAATGTGTCGGTGACGACGGCATGGGACCTCGGGATTGGCGACAGCACCGCAATCTGGTTCCTGCAGGAATGCGGCCGCGAAATTCATTGCATTGATTACTACGAGGCTTCCGGCATGGACCTCGGCCATTATGTGCGCGAGTTGATTAGGCGTGGCTACGTCTACGGCCGGCACATCCTGCCGCACGACGCCGCGGCGCGTGAGCTCGGCACCGGTGTCAGCCGCATCGACATTCTGGAGAACCTCGGGCTGCGCTCGGGCCAGCTTGGCGCGATTCATCTAGCGCCGCGGCTGCGCATCGAGGACGGCATCCAGGCGGTGCGGGCAATGCTGCCGAAATGCTGGTTTGATGCCGACAAGTGCAGCAAGGCGGTCGAGGCGCTGAAGCTTTACAGATCCGACTACGACAACAAGCACGGCGTGATGCGCCCACGTCCGATTCACGACTGGACCTCACATTGCGCCGACGCATTCCGGGCGGCTGCGACCGCTCCGGGCTACGTCGGCTCGGAGGGCCGGCTTCCGGGTTGGGATCGCCCGCTGGTGATGCCGCGGCTGTCAATAGCCTGAACTCCCGGCTGCCTCATCTCTCGCCCTTGGTGAGCCTGCGCACGCTTATACGGTTCTGACGCTCCGGAGGGATGTCAAAGACCTCGGCAGCTCGTTTGATTGCAGCGGCCTCGTCGGGCGCGTCTACCTCGCCCAGATGCTCGGCGCGCTTGCGGATGATGTCTACGGACCAGCGGGGCATCACAGGAACCCGAAGGCTTTTGCTAACGCCACGATTACGATTGCTACGACGATAGCAAACACCGCATCGAATATTAGTTGTCGACGCCACGCACGACGTCTTGGGCTCATCGCCATTGCTTCCCGGTCAGGCTCTCGCTTGGTGGCTGTTCCTTCCAGTTCGGACGCACGTCGATGTGGCGACCACGCGCGCCGCACTTCGCGCACAGCACCTTGTTAGCGAACCACGGGACCTCGGTATCGTCCGAGTACTTCGACACGTCGATTAGACCTTGGTGTCGGCAGGCATCGTTGAGGCACGACGCGATCAGGTGATGGACGCGGAGCTGGCGCATGTTGCCGAGCGTCATCGGCGGGCCGGGCGCCTGCTTCGCTTTCGCCATGCCGGGAGCCTATCCGCAGGACATCCCGCGAGCTTTATTAAGTCGGCACCCCGCGCCGCCTTTCTCCTTCCGACTTTCGCGACCGGCGTGCGGTGTCAGGGGCCACGAGCCCGCGACCTCCCTGGCCCCACTTGCAACGACGAGCACTCGGCGCCGTGACCTGCCGGCAGGGCGCTCGGTGCGACGGGGCCAGCGGGTGTTCCTTTTCCGCCTCGCTGGCCTCCGCCTTGTAGCGTTGAGTGTTGCGTATGCGTATCGAAGCCGTGTCAAAGCGGGACGCCGAAGCGTTGCCGCCGAAGAAGCCGCCTGCTCCAAGCGTAGACCGCAGACAGGGGCAGTGGCAGTCCATGCCGAAATCCGCGCTGCATTGACTTTAAACCGCGCGCAGGCGGTTACCTCGCGCGCCGAAACATCCCGCTGTCTTCGATGAAATGCAGCAGCCGCAGATTGTCGCCGGTCACGATCAGCAGCTCGCCACGCTCCAGCACGCGATCCGCAGGTTGGTAGGCCAGATTGACGATCACGGGCTTTGTCACCGGGTTGCCGTACCAGTCATAGCGGGAGAACACGATTCCGATCTGCTGCGGGCCGTAGGGCGGCGGCGCGAAGACGAAGGCGTGCTGGCGCGGAGATTTATCAGTCGTCGATAAATCAGATCTCGACGGCTTGTCCTCAAGGCAACGCACTCGTGGCAAGCTCACCCGCATAGGGTTGCCACTGTCGCCAAAAGCTCTTTAGCGTCAAGGAGGCCCTATAGGCAGGGTTGCCAGTTAAGCCATTGAGATTATTTGTCTGGGGCACACCTGTCTGGGTCATGCCAGCGTAGGGAGCCGCCGGATGCAGGGTCATCCGACAAACCACGACAAGCCGCGGATCGCCATCATCGGTGCCGGTGTGAT